GCGCAACGAGTGCGTGGTCGGTTGCGCCCTACCGCCTAGGCTCGGTGCGTGCCGAAGCCACGAACTGGAACTGGCGGTGGCCGCAAGGCCGAACCGATTGAGAAGAAGCGGTTGCGTGGCGCACGGGTTCGCAACGGGTTGGCTGCGATGCCGGTGCCTGAGTTCGCCCTGGCAACCATCAGCCTGACCGATCTGCCTGCTGCGCCGGCGGGTTTGGGCGAGTATGGGCGTGCCTATTGGACGATGTTCTGGGATGCGGGTCGACGTCACTTGTCGGAGAAGCATGACTCGGCGTTGGTGCAGAAGTTGTGTGCGGCTATCGAGCAGGTTGCGTTGATTGAGCAGTGGCAGGGTTCGGATGTGACTCGCTGGTTCTATGAGACGGCCAACGGGCAACTGGTGACTCATCCGCTTATCAAGCAGAAGTCGGAACTCAATGCGCAGATCACTGCGTGGCTATCGTTATTAGGGTTCACACCGTCTGACCGGGCGAGGCTCGGTCTCGCCGAGATAAGGGTTGCTAATGAGCTCGACAACTTCCGCCGTCGCAACACCCAGGTGGTCGACGTCGTCGAGGTATCCGAAGACTGAGGGTGGGAAGGTCGCCGACTTTGCGGAGACTTTCATGCATGTATCCAAAGGGATACGGGCAGGGCAGGCGTTAGAACTCACTCCGTGGCAACGGCAGCTCATCAACGCTTTGTATGAGCGTCGGGCTGATGGCTTGTTGCGATACAAGCGCAGTGTGATTGGGTTGGGTCGCAAGAACGGGAAGTCTCTCATCGGTTCTCTCATTGCGCTCTATGGACTCATCGAGGGTGAGCATGGGGCTGAGGTGTATTCGGCTGCGGGTGATAGGCGTCAGGCTCGTGTGGTGTTTGATGAGGCGAAGTGGCAGGTGCAGCAGTCGCCTGCGTTGTCGGGGATTTGCAAGGTGTATCGGGATGCGATTGAGGTTCCGTCTACGCACAGCGTCTATCGAGTGTTGAGCAGTGACGCCAAACTCCAGCAAGGTCTCAATCCTTCGACGGTGGTGTTTGACGAGTTGCACGTTCAGCCGAACTCGGAACTCTGGGATGCGTTGACGCTGGGTTCTGGTGCTCGTCGTGATCCGCAGATTGTGGCCATCACAACTGCCGGGTATGACCTGACGAGCATTTGTGGGATGTTGTACGGGTACGGCCAGAAGGTGTGTCGTGGGGAGATTGACGATGAGACGTTCGGGTTCTGGTGGTGGGAGGCGGGTGAGGGTTGTGACTTGAATGATCGGCAGGCGTGGTTGGAGGCGAATCCGAATCTGGCTGAGGGTTTGTTGGATTGGGAGGACATGGAGATTGCGGTTCGTCAAACCTCTGAGGTGAGTGTGAGGCGATACCGTCTGAATCAGTGGGTCCGCACGGCCGCCGACTCCTGGCTCCCACAGGGAGCCTGGGAGCTATGCCGTTCAACGCTCGACCTCGTGCCCGGTGCGCCGACGTGGGTTGGTGTGGACATGGCGTTGAAGCGTGACACGACTGCGGTGGTGTTGGTTCAGCATGTGGAGGGCAAGGTGGTGGCTCGTGCGAAGATTTGGTTGCCGGATGGTGGTGTGTTGGATGTGTCTGCAGTGGAGTCGTATCTGCGTGAGATTGCGCAGCAGTATGACTTGCAGGAGATTGCGTATGACCCTGCGTTCTTTCAGCGGACGGCTGAGGCGTTGGCTGAGGATGGGTTTCCGATGGTGGAGTATCCGCAGTCTCCGCAACGTATGGTGCCTGCGTGCGGGAATCTGTACGAGCTGATTGTGAATCAGAAACTTGCGCACGACGGCAACCCAATCTTCTCGGACCAAGTGTTGTCGGCTGCGCAGAAGGTCAAGGACAACGGGTGGACGTTGTCAAAGGGTAAGTCGAAGCGGAAGATTGACGCTGTGATTGCGTTGGCGATGGCGTCGGATCGTGCCACTACCACACCTGAACCGCAGCCTGAGCCTGGGTTCTTCGTAGTGTGATTAGGCTGAGTGAACTACCATAGGAGGTTGGAATGAAGGTGCTCGTGCTCGAACTGATTGGATTGGTGTGTTTCGTGGTTGCAGGATGGTTGGTGACTCCAGCATTGGGGTTGGCTGTCATTGGTGTGGCGACGTTCATCTCGGCGTGGAGTTTGGCTCGTATCACGAAGGATGATGACAAGTGATTGTTGACCGTCTGATTGGCCGTGGTGGTGACGACGAAGATCGTGCGATTTCGTTCCAGTCGCTGTTCGCACTCGGCGACGGATACACCTTCACCACGAACTCTGGCGTGTATGTCACGCAGGATGACTCTCTCAAGATTGGGACGGTCTATGCGTGCGTCCGGCTGATTGCCGACACCATTTCCACACTCCCCGTCGATGCCTACATCCGGCAGGAGGGTGTGCGTCTTCAGTATCGTCCACGCCCAGCGTGGCTTGACGCACCAGACATTGGGGTCACCAAGGAGGACCATTTCCAGCAGGTTGTCGTTTCGCTGTTGTTGAACGGCAACTCGTTTACTCGCATCATCCGTGACGAAGACGGTGAAGTGCTCGCCCTCGTCGTGTTGAACCCTCAGAACACTGAGGTGCGTCGAGACAATAACGGTCGCATCTTCTACGTCTACGAAGCTCGTGACCGTATCGAGGATGTGGACATGATCCACATTCGTGACTTGACGTTGCCTGGTGAGATGCGTGGCAAGTCCCGCATCGACCTCGTCAAAGAGAACCTCGGTTTGGCTCGTGCGTTGGAAGAGTTCGCAGCCCGCTTCTTCGGCCAAGGCTCCAACACCTCCGGCATCATCCAGTTCCCCGGCAACCTGTCTCGTGAACAAGCCAAGAATCTCGTGGATGCATTCGAGGATGGTCACAAGGGTTTGCGTCGTTCGCATCGCCCAGGCATCCTGTTCGGTGGTGCGACGTTCGAGAAGACAGGTGTCAGCCCGAACGATTCACAGTTCATCGAGTCCCGTCAGTTTGCGGTGGAGGAGATTGCACGAATCTTCCGTGTGCCTCCATCCATGATCGGTGTGACCACACCCGGTGCGATGTCGTATGCGTCCGTGGAAGCCAACAACTTGTCGTTCCTCGTGCATTCGTTGACACCAATCTTGGCGAAGGTGGAGTCCGAGTACAGCGTGCTATTGGCTGGTCGTGCGTTCATCCGATTCTCCACCGCAGGTCTCCTGCGTGGCGACATCGCAGCACGCAACGCCTCCTACCAATCAGGACTCAACAACGGCTACATGTCAGTCAATGACGTGCGCCGATTCGAGGACATGACACCAATCGAAGGTGGCGACGTCTACCGAGTACCGCTCACCAACATCGACATCACCGCAGCCAACCTCGCCGACTTGGATCGCAAGTCTGCAATCGCACAACGACTCATCTCGTCAGGCTTCCAGCCTGCGGCTGTCTTGAAGGCGTTGGACATGCCTGAGATTGAGCACACGGGTGTGCCGACCGCGGCTCTGCAACCTGTTGCCGCTATCAATCCGATTGCACCGGCGACGGTGTATGACGCTGGTACTCGTGAACTGAATCTGAACATGCCTGAGCAGGTCATTCATGTGACATCACCATCGGTTCGTGTTGAGCCGCCAATCGTGAATGTTCCTGAGACCGTCGTGAATGTGAATGTTCCTGAGCGCAAGACGGTCATCCGAACTGTTGAACGGGATCAGGATGGTAGGATTCTGAACGTCATTGAAAGGACCGAGGACTAATGGCCGTTGGAATCAGCTCTTATTTGGCAGGCAAATGGCTCGATGCTGTTGGCAACAACACATCGTTTGCGGTCACGACTCCGTATGTTCAGTTGCACATCGGTGATCCAGGTGCAGCCGGAACGTCGAACACGGCAACTGAAACGACACGCAAGACCGTTTCGTTCGCTGCTGCTTCAGCCGGGTCGATGGCTTCTGATGCTGATGTGACGTGGACGAACATTGCTGGTTCGCAGGATGCAACCCATTTCTCTGCGTGGGATGCTTCGTCGGCTGGAAACTTCTTGTTCTCTGGAACGATTACCGCGAACGCTTATGTTGCTGGTGACACCTTCACGATTACTTCGGGGAATCTCACTGTTTCTCTGACGCTCGCGTCATAAGTCGGAGGCCATAGGTGGCCGCCCCAACACTTCAAGCGCAAGGCAACGTCGCTGCCAATACGTCTGGCGATCTCACGATTACGCTGCCAACGTATGCGGCGAACGACATCGTTGTCATCACGACGGTCGGTTTCGTGCCGAACACTGCAACTGGTGCGAATACGCAATCGTTGGCTTCGCCTTGGACGAAGAACTCGCCGAACGTCACCGTCATCACTGGCGGTTTGATTGACGAAGAACATGCATGTTGGTGGGCGCGTGCGACATCGAACTCGTCGTTGGGTTCAACGGTCACGATCACTCGTCCTGCGAACTGGGACACGGGAACTGATACTTGTTGGGGTGGTCGCGCCTATGTGATTCGTGGTTGTGTCACGACAGGCAATCCGTTTGATGATTTCGCCTCGACTGCGTTGAGCACTGCTGCCAACCCGGTGTTGCCTGCGTTCACGGTTGCTGGAGGTAATCGTCTCGCAATCGTGTTCATGACGAAGGCCGACAATACGACGAACCCGACTGCTGCAACCGGCTACACGGTTGGTACGAACGCAACCAGTACGGCTGGTACTGACTGTTCGTTCCAGACGTATCGTCAGACGACATCAGCGAACTTGGGGACGGTGACACCGACTGGTGGTTCTGCGCCTGCGGCGAACAACGGCAACTCGTGCTACTTCGAGTTTGCGTTCATTCCTGCTCCGGTGACGGCTACGGCTTCGGCTCCGTTGGGGAACATCGGTACGACGGTCACGGCGACGGTGAAGAAGCTTGCGTCGGGTTCGGCTGCGTTGGGTGGGTTGACTGCTTCGGCTACTGGCACGGTCATTACGCCTGCCGTCACTGGTGTTGCTAATGCTGCGTTGGGTGGGTTGGTTGCGTCGGGGTCGGCGACGGTGTCGCATTTGGGTTCGGCTGACGCACCGTTGGGTGGGTTGAGTGCTTCGGCTATCGGGACGGTGACGCCGGTGGTGTCGGGTGTTGCTGAAGCGCCGTTGGGTGGCGTGTCGTCGAGCGGGTCGGCGACGGTCAAGAAGGTTGCGTCGGGTGCGGCCCCGTTGGGTGGTTTGAGCGGGTCTGCTTCGGCGACAGTCACTAATGCGGGTTCTGCGTCTGCGACGTTGGGTGGTTTGTCGGCATCGGCTACTGGTGATGTCACAGTCCTCGGAGTGGCCTCTGCCAGCCTCGGAGCGGCGACTTCGAGCGCGGTAGGTGTCGTCACAGTGGTTGCGACCGCTCAGGCTCTCCTGGGCGGTTTGGATGCGTCTGCGATTGGTCAAGCAGCCGATCAGGCTTCGGCATCGGCTGCGTTGGGTGGCTTGACTGCGTCGGCTGTGGGGACGGTGACGCCTCAGCCTCCAGTGCCACCGCAACCTGTTGAGGGTGGCGGTCGACCGTATCCGTATCGCAGGCAGAAGAAAGTCAAGAAAGTTGAACCTGTTGTCGAGGTCGTTGAGGTTGTTCGTGAACCTGCGACGGTGGTTGCGTATTGCAATCCTGTTGTGGCAGGTGTGGTTGCTGCGGCTGTTGGTGAGATTACGTTCTCTGCCGAAGAGGATGACTTGCAAGTATTGTTGATGCTCTGAGGTAATCATGGCTGTGTATCAAGGTCAAGCGTCTGTTGGAACTGTTGCGACGGTATTGAATTCGTCTCGTGCGCAGCCGGGTGTGATTCACATTGTGAATCAGGACAACACCGACACGGTGTATGTCGGCGGTGAAGCAATCACAACGTCAACTGGTCACGGCATCCCCAAGAGCGGTGATGTCGAGTTGACGATCTACGCCGACACCGTCATCTACGCAATCTCCACCAAAACTGGTCACACCGTCACCTGGCTACACATCACTCCCTGATGCCATACTTCATCACCGACTCTTCACCTGACTGTTCAGGTTGGGCAACCATCAAAGAAGATGGTGAAGTCATCGGCTGTCACACCAACAAACAAGATGCCATCGACCAGATGGTCGCCGTGTCTATCGCCGAAGACATGGAGCCGGGTGGTGAACGTGCTCAACCTGACGAGCTGATGGTTGGCGACTATGTGTCATGGAACTCGTCTGGTGGTCGTGCTCGTGGAGAGATTCAAGAAATCTTCCGCTCAGGCACCGTGCGTGTACCTGGCACCGACTTCGAGTTGGAAGCCAGTGAAGATGACCCGGTTGCCCTCATCCAGATTTATCAACAAGTCGAAGGTGGCTGGGAAGATACCGATGTCATCGTCGGCCACAAGTTCTCCACACTGACTCGCATCGGCGAATTGGAAGAACCAGAGGACGAGCCAGAGGACGAGGATGAGGACGACATGGAGGATCGGGAACTGCCCACCAACTATCGCCCCGCCTCATCAGCCGACGTGCCTGCGAACCACAACTGTGGCAACTGCGGCTACTACAAAGACTTCTATTGCAAACGCTGGGATGCACTCGTCGCACCCTCGTACTACTGCAACGCATGGGAACCAGTAGAAGGGCTACCCAATGACAATCCAGGACAAACTGTTCAGACCGGCAACATCAGCGGTGAAGACGCCGAATACTACGACCCAGGCATCAACATCTACCGTCAACTCTCCTTCGATGTTCCTGAGTATGTTCGAGCGGCTGCCCGCAAAGGTTTGGACTATTACGGGCAGGGACTTGCTGGTGACGGTCTTGTGGCAAGAACTGTTCGTGAAGCCCGTGACATGGCTGTGGGAAGAATCAGCGAGGATAAAGTCATTCGTGCAAACGCTTGGGGAGCAAGACACCTGGTAGACCTCGAAGCTCCACAGAACTCTGATCCAGACAACGACAACTTCCCTGGTGCTGGTGCAGTTGCGTTCTACCTGTGGGGAATCAACCCGTTGGACCCAAGTCCAGCGATGCAATGGTTCGAGCGTCAAGCAGAACGCATCCGTGAAGAGGAAGCCCGTCTCGGCTACTTCAAGACTTTGGCTCGGTTGTCTCAACTACTTCTAGACAAGTAGTATCCGCTTCGGACTAGCATTGTCTCCCATGACCGAGAAGATTGAGACCCGTCGCCTAACTGTCAATCAGTTTGAGTTGCGTGAAGGTCCAGCCGGTGACGGCATGGCGTTCAGTGGGTATGCGGCCGTGTTCAACTCTGATTCCGAACCGTTGCCGTTCACCGAAAGAATCTTGCCTGGTGCGTTCAAGAAGTCGTTGCGCTCGAAGAACAATGTGCGCATGTATCTCAACCATGATTCGACGATGCTGTTGGCAACTACTCGTGCCAAGACGTTGCGTCTTCAAGAGGATGAGCGTGGTCTGAAAGTTGATGCCGACCTACCGGACACGACCGTTGGTCGTGACCTGTCAACGCTCATCAAGCGTGGGGATGTTGATTCGATGTCGTTCGGGTTCTCGGTCCCTGCTCGTGGCGACCAGTGGTCCGACGATGGTGCGGTGCGTGAACTGAAAGAAGTGCGCCTGTATGAAGTGTCGGTGGTGACAGGGTTTCCTGCGTATGCTGCGACATCGGCTGCGGTTCGTAGTTTGGACAAGTTGGCTGAACGTACCGCGTTGGATGCCGACAAGTTGGCTGAAGCGATCACCGTTCTTGAAGCCGGGTCGGAGCTGTCCGATGACCAGGCTTCGTTGCTGGCTGATGTGGTCGGCAAGTTGCGTAAGCAGCCTGACAAGGTGCCTGCGTCGATTCTGGCGAAGCAACTTGAATTGCAACGCCTCGTCGGCTAGATTCTTCTCAACGTAGTTGCTGCGGAGCCGCAGGACGACGCCGACTTCGGAGCCGAAGCGGGCTGAATACAAAATCCCTGCGTGCCCCAACAATGTCTGAAAGGACAACTACTCATGAAGGAATACATCGACCGTCAAGTCGAGCAGCGTCAGCGTGCGTGGGAAGCAGCCAAGGCTCTTCTCGACACCGCAGCCGCAGAAAAGCGCGACCTGACCGCAGAAGAAGAAGCGTCGTACAAGAAGATGAACGACGAACTCAACGAGCGTGCTGCTCGCATCGAAGCCCTCAAGGCTGATGCCGAGCGTGAAGCCAAGATTGAAGCGGCAACCCGCGAGATCGCTGGCCAAGTACGCCCAACCAGCAAGGCTGTGTCAAGCGACTCAGACGTGATCCGTTCGATGGCTCGTGGAGAGACCCGTTCGTTCACCTTCGAGCAGCGCGACGTCGTCAAGACTTCGACTGGTGCTCCAGTACCAACGTCGTTCTACGATCAGGTAATCGCCCAGGCTCGTCTCGTCGGCCCGATGTTGGAGACCTCAACGGTCTTGCGCACAGCCGGTGGAGAGAACCTGCAGATTCCATCGCAGGCTTCGTGGTCAACGGCTAACATCACTGGTGAAGGCACCGCAATCAGCGAAAGTGATCCTGGCTTCAATGCCTTCATCACGCTCGGCGCGTTCAAGTACTCGTTCCTGGTCCAGTTGAGCCGTGAGCTCATCGAGGATTCGGGTGTCGACATCTTGAGCTTCCTTGCCACGCAAACCGGAAACGCAATCGGCTTCGCCGTCAACAACGGACTCACCGTCGGAACTGGTACAACCCAGCCGAAGGGTGTCGTTGCTGCCGCAGGTTCGGGTGTGCTCGGAACCGTTGCAGGTGGACTCTTCACCGCAGACAACCTCATCGACCTGGCGTACAGCCTGGATGGTGCGGCACGTCGTCTCCCCGGCGTTGGCTGGATGATGAACACCGCATCCCTCGGCGCAGTCCGCAAGTTGAAGGACACCGCTGGTTATTTCATCTTCATCCCCGCGCTGGCAGATGGCAACGACCAGGTCCTCAGCTACCCGGTCTACGAGAACCCAGCAATGGCCTCGCAGGCTTCGGCAGCCAAGTCAGTGATCTTCGGACACCTCCCCAGCTACTACGTCCGTATGGCTGGCGGTCTCCGTTTGGATCGCAGCGACGACTACGCATTCAATGCGGACCTCGTCACGTTCCGTGCTTCGATGCGCGTGGACGGCAACCTGCCACAAACAAGCCACATCAAGTACTTCATCAACAACAGCTAATTCAGCCAAGTTGAAGAAGTCCCTTGATGGGGACTGAATAAAGAGTTCGGTGGGTCGGGGCGAAACACGCAGGGTCGTCCCGGCCCACCAACACTCTGAATACCAACCCTGCAACCTGCGTACACAAGGAGACTGCGTGAATGCGAATCATCATCAAGGGAGTCCCTCTGGACTTGGACGAGCCGACGGCGATCCTGCTCTTGCAGCGGGGCGTGGCGCACTTGCCAGAACAATCAGTCGTAGAACCCCGGATGCGGTCCGAGGACTCTGGTACTCAAACGCCCCGTGGGCGGGAACGGGCTACGGGCAACAAACCCAGCAAGCCGTCCAAAGGCTCATCAAAGAAGGGCACGAAATCGCAATCCACGCGATCTACGGCCTCGAAGGCTCCACGTCGACGTGGAACGGAATCAAAATCTACCCGCGAGGGATGAGTCCGTACAGCGACGATGTGGTCGTCGCACATTGGATGGAATGGACACAAGGCACGAACCTGCCGAAGTTGTTGTTCACGTTGTTTGATGTGTGGGTGTTGAAAGCCCCGAATCTGGAGAAGGTTCCGAACATTGCGTCGTGGGTGCCTGTCGATCATCAGCCTTGTCCACCGGAGGTGGCTGCTTGGTGTCAACGTCCGAATGTGATGCCGATTGCGATGAGCAAGTTCGGTGCTCGCATGTTGGAACAGTTAGGCATCAACAGTCTCTACGTTCCGCACGGTATTGAGTCGGTGTTCAAGCCGACGCCGAGTGTGAAGGACAACGGCGGGAAACCAATCACCGGGCGAGAGATCATGGGGTTCGGCGAGGATCAGTTCGTGGTGATGATGACGGCCGCCAACAAAGGTGTCTATCCTCCACGCAAAGCGTTCGCTGAGAACTTCATGGCGTTCAGCATGTTCGCCCAGAAACACCCGGATGCTGTTCTGTACATGCATTCTGAGGAGATGGGTTCGGCTGGTGGCATCAACTTGAAGGACTTGGCTGAGATGTGCGGTATTGCGCCAGAACGCATCAAATACGCTGACGCCTACCTGTACCGCCTAGGACTGCCTCAGAACGCTATGGCTGCCCTCTACAGCGCCGCTGACGTGCTTCTGGCTGCATCCATGGGTGAAGGGTTCGGTATCCCTGTGGTGGAAGCCCAGGCGTGCGGCACCCCGGTGATTGTCTCTAATTTCACGGCTCAGCCGGAGTTGGTTGGGGATGGTTGGATTGTGGAGGGTCAGCCGTTTTGGGATGCTGCTCAGAAGTCGTGGTTCTTGACTCCTTCGGTGCCGAGCATTCTGGATTCGTTGGAGCAGGCGTATGCGCGTGGTCGTGGCCGCTCGAAGAAGGCGGTCGAGTTCGCCAAGCAATATGACGCTGATGCGGTCTATGAGTCGCATTGGAAGCCTGCGATGAAGGAGATTGCGGAGTGGTGCCGCTCGTCCCAGTCGTAGTCGTCCCGGTGCTCACTGAGCATCATCGAGTCGATGCCTTGTTGGATTCGTTCGATGGTCGCATCGGTGACCTGGTCGTGATTGACAACGGGAACAATGAGCATTGGATGCCGCGTACCGATAAGGCCAAGCGTGTGTTTCACTATCGGGTTCCGTGCAATCTCGGTGTCGCTGCGTCATGGAATCTCGGCATCAAGGTGACGTGCTCGGCATCAGGTTGGCTGATCGTGAACCACGATGTGGTGTTCGGTACGAACGGTGTGGCAGACGTGTTCTTCCAAGCGTCACCAGGGAACATCGTTCTTTCAGGTAAGCCACCGTGGTCATGTTTCTGGTTGGGTTCGCAGGTGGTGCGCAAAGTCGGCCTGTTTCATGAAGGGTTCCATCCGGCGTACTTCGAGGACAACGACTATGAGATTCGGGCGCAACGCAAAGGTGTGGACATCGTGCGGTCGTCGGCTGCCGTCTACCATCGCAATTCCAGCACTCTGCGTTCCAGCCCTCAGTTTCAGCAACGGAATCAGGCGACGTTTGATGCGAACCGTCGTCTGTTCGAGGAGCGAATGCTTCAGGATTTGCCGTTGGATTGGGACTTGAATCGGCGTTTGGAGTTGGGGTGGGATTGAAACTTGTTGTTGTTTGTCCTGGCGGGGCGGTGACTGGTGGACCAGAGGCGTTGCATCAACTTGTGTACATGGCCAATCAGATTGAGGCAGGTTCGGCGGCAATCATGTATGTGCCGAATGTGCCTACTCCGTCGGCGTATCTGAAGTATGGGTGTCCGACGGTCACTTCGGTGTCTGCGGATCAGTTGGTGGTGTTGCCGGAGATTTGGCCTGAGATGGCTCGACAGTTTCCTGATAGTCGGTGTGCATTGTGGTGGTTGAGTGTGGACAATTTCGGATCGCATGGTCAGGTTGATTTGTCGGGTATTTCATTGCATCTGTGTCAATCGGAGTATGCGATGCGTCATGTGTCGTGGAAGGTTTCTGCTCCGAAGATGATGTTGACGGATTGGGTTGATTTGCGATGGTTGGATGTTCCGAGGTATGCGCGGGTGGTGGTCAATCCTGCGAAGGATGCCGGGTTGATGCGACCTTTCATGGCTCGACATTCTGAGGTTGAGTTTGTGGAGTTGGCTGGTTTGGATCGGGTGGGTGTCGCCAGATTGTTGTGGGGTTCGCAGGTGTACATTGACTTTGGGCGTCATCCGGGTCGAGATAGACCGCCTCGTGAAGCTGCGTTGGCTGGGTGTGTGGTGTTGTCGGTGGAGTTGGGTTCGGCAAGGTTGTCTGATGACATGCCTTTGGATGACTGTTATAAGTTCAGTTCTTTGGATGAATGTTCGGCTGCGTTGAAGATGGTGATGTCTGATTGGCGTATGCATCATGAGGCTCAGGCTGGTTATCGAAGCGTGGTTGCGAATCAACGTGACGTATTTCGTCGTGAGGTAGGTTTGCTGCTTGACTTCTGTGGATGATTTGGTGCGTGAGAGGTTGCGTACGGTAAAGCGCAGCGAGTTCGATGCGGTTGATACTTGGCTTGGCTTGTTGCGTGAGTTCGGTTTCAACGATGAGAATCGGGAAGAGTTGCCTGATGAGATGTTGGATTGTGCAGGTTTCGGGTTGCGGATTTGGCAGTACCCCAATCAGTTCGGACCGTATATGGCATGGTTGTGTTCTGAGGCGTTGACCATCCGGTCGTATCTGGAGATTGGGACTCGTCACGGTGGTACGTTCATTACGCATGTTGAGACGTTGCGTCGGTTGAACCCCGGGTTTGGTAGGGCTGTTGCGGTTGATTTGATAGATCGACCGGCGATTCTTGGACCCTATGAGTATCGACAGCAGAACTCTCAGACTGCTGGGTTCGTGGATTGGGTGAGCGGTCAGATGTTTGATTTGGTGTTCATTGACGGTGACCATTCGTATTGGGGTGTGAGAAGGGATGCCGAGTCGACGTTTGGGCGTTCCAACATTCAGGTGTTTCATGACATCACATCGGACATTTGCCCTGGTGTCGGGACGTATTGGCGTGAGTACAAGCAGCAGAACGCCTCGACGCACGACTTCTTGGAATTCACCGATCAGTACGAATCAGTCAATGGGTCGTTCTTGGGGATTGGTGTCGCCCGTCGTAAGAACTGGATTGAGTAGGATTGAGCGAGTATGGCCAACGAGAACCTCTATGCGACCCGCGCTCAAATCAAGGCGGCTCTTCGTATCGGCACGGCCGACACGCTTGATGACACGCTGATTGACAACTGTGCCGGTGCGGCATCTCGTCTCATTGACGGGTATTGCAACCGTCAGTTTTGGGCTGCGACTACGGCTACGGCACGAGTGTTCCAAGCCAACACCGAGTTCGTGTGTGATGTGGACGACTTCTACACCACGACAGGTTTCATACTGAAGACGTCATCGTTTGCTGACGGCAACTTCGATACAACATGGGCGACGACCGACTACCAGTTGGAACCGTTGAACGGAATCCTCGATGGCCTCACCTGGTCCTATGACAAGATTCGTGCAGTCGGCAACTACCTATTCCCGACCGTGAACGCAAACTATGGTGAGCAGGCTCTCGTTCAGGTGACTGCGAAATGGGGTTGGGCTGCGATACCTGACCCGGTGACCCAAGCCTGCATCATCCAGGCGTCACGCATCTTCAAGCGTTATGACTCGCCGCTCGGTGTCGCGGGGTTTGGTGATTTGGGTGCTATCCGTGTTTCTCGATTCCTTGACCCTGACATGGCTCAGTTGGTTGAGCCGTATCGACGAATGCGGATGTTCGCCTAATGCCAGCAACACCATCCCAAGTCAAGGATGGTCTCAAGACCGCCATCCAATCAGTCTCCGGTCTACGAGCCTTCGACTACCAGCCTGACCAGGTGAACCCTCCGTTTGCATGGCCGACGCTCGACGAGATTCGATTCCATCAGACAGGCATGTCAAGCGGTGGTGTGGTCATGGACTTCACTGTCACCATCGTGGTGAATCGTGCGTCGGAGCGGACGGCTCAGGATGCGTTGGATCAGTACACGGCATGGTCGGGTGCGCAGTCGTTGCGTGCAGCCATCGAAGCAGACCGAACCCTGGGTGGTGTGTGTGATGACTTGATTGTGAACTCGGCGGGGAACTTCACGAACATTGACGCCAATGACACGCTGTATCTGACAATGGATTTCAAGGTCACGGTGTACGCTTAGTCCATGGCGAAGTATCTGGTTTCTGGACCGTTCCCGGTCACTGGCGTTCAGCCGGGTGGACATGTGGACGGCGAGGGCATCGACAATGTAGAGTTGTTGATTGGCGCAGGTATCCTGACGCCAGTCGAAGAATCCAAGAAATCCTCAAAGGCCGATAAGGCAGGAGACAAATAGTCATGGCAAAGCTGGTCCTCAAAGATGCGAACATCGTGTTCAACGGCACGGACATCTCAGCGAATGTTGCGTCTTTGACGCTGTCCACCACGGCCGCTGAAGTTGCGACCACCGCCTTCGGATCGTCAGCCGTGACACGAGTTTCGGGACTTATCGACAACTCCGTCACGTTCAGCATCCACAACGACTACAACGCCATCGACGGAATCTTCTTCCCGTTGGTCGGCTCCACCGCAGTGACCTGCGTTGTCAAGCCCAACGGAACTGCTGCTGCTTCGTCGGCCAACCCGTCGTACACCTTCAGCGTGCTCGTCACCGAGTGGACTCCAGTGAACGGTGCGGTCGGCGAACTCGCCACCGCAGACGTCACCTTCCCAATCTCCGGTGCAATCACCAAGAGCGTCGGCGCCTAGTTGTAACAACTTCACCCTGCGGAGGTACAAATGAAACTCGGTCTTATCGTTCACTCGAACGACGGCAGCCAACGATTGGCAGTTGTTCAATACGCAGACTTCTGTGCGTTTGAGGAAGTCCACAACTGCTCGATGGCAAAGATTGAAGCAGAGATGAAGATACGAGACCTCGGATGGTTGGCGTGGCATTGCGAAAAACGCAACAAGCTGCACAACCTGTCCTTCGAGGTGTGGCGTGAAGGCGTTGACATGGTCAGCCTGGGAGATTCGGAGGACAACAAGATTGTCCCTTTGGAGAAGAGTCAGCCCACTGGCTGATCGCCTATCTGGCGGTCGAGACGGGCATCGCCCCGTCAGTGTTGCTGACTGAATCCCCACGAATGCTCTACACGATGTTTGCGTACATGCGTTGGAGGGCAGTCAAGCAGAACCCGAACACGCCCTACACTCGTTGACATGGCGGTCTCAAAACCAATCGGTCGTGCCGGTGAAGTGCAGTTCGCTGCCGACGGCCTGTTTGAGTTCTTGCGCATCGCCGGTCAGGCTGACAAGGACTTCAACAGGATGATGCGAATCGCAGCCCAAGAGGTCGCCCAACATGTGGTGGATAAGGCGAAGGTGAACGCTCAAGGGCAACCGAAGCATGGTCCGAATCGTCCCGGTTCGTCGGGTATGTCTCAGGCTCAGGCGGTTGTGAATGGGTTGCGTGCTCGACGTGACCGCATTCCGACAATCAAACTGGATCACAAGCGTGGCTTCGTTTCAGCGTCTCGTCCGAATCGCAAACGTAAGACGAAGGTGACGATGGGTGACGTGTTCTTTGGTGCCGAGTTTGGTGGTCGTCGTCGTCCTACGACGCAACAGTTCTTGCGTCACCGTGGCCGTCAAGGCTATTTCTTCTGGCAGGCAGTTCGGGATAGTAATGGTTTCATTGCTAAGGAATACAGCGATGCCATTGACCGGGTTCTCAAAGAGCTTGCGCAGGGTGCCACCTGACGCTACGCTGACCTGTAAGGAGCCCGCCATGTTCCCAGAAGTTCAGTTGGACAACGTCCGTGCCGTCAGGTTTGACTACGTCAAGTCCGTCGTTCCCAAGCCGTTCGCTGGTTCGTGGGTGCAGTTGTGGTCTCGTCTGTGCATCCGTAAGGAAACCCGACGCAAGGATCAGCGTGCGCTGTGGTCGCCAGTCATCTATGCACCAGGCACCACACGAAGCAATCGGAATGTGGAGGCTGTGACCTGTCTCGTGGTGGACATGGACGGTGAGTCGTTCGACTATGCACGGTTGGATGGGTTGGAATGGTTTGCGTACACGACTTGGTCGCATCGTCCGAACGATGAACACTGGCATTTGGTTCTCCCGCTCAAAGACCCGGTGCCTGCCCATCGTTGGGCAGAGGTGTGGACTCGGCTGCATGAACGCATCAACGTCGTCGGCGACCCAGCCACGAAGGACCCTGCTCGTATCTTCTATCTGCCTCAGCATCCTGTGGGACGGTTTGATTGGTCGTCTCGGAAGTATGGGCATGGCGAGTTCTTGGATGCTGGGTTGGGTGAACTGTTTGTTCCTCCTCGTTTGCATGTGGCTCGTATGCCTCGAACCGTGGAGTCGCACAGTCGAGCGAAGTACTACTGGCAGGATGAGGCGTGGTGGAATGAGCCGCAGGATTTGAGTCGGTTTGCTGGGATGACTCAGCAGCAGGTTGCGGTGGCGTTGCGTAGTGAGTTTGCTGATCTCAGAAAGTCGTTGTCTTTGGACTGAGTAGAATTGGCGCTCATGGCCGTTGAGCGCACATTTCTTGTCAAGCTGATTGCTGACCCGAAAGACCTGCTCAAGGCGTTCGGTGAGACAGGCAAGGCCGCCACCGATGCGTTCGGTGCAGCCAACAAGAAGGTCAA